AATGATTTAGTTTCATTCAAGCTTGCTTTTGTTTTATAAAATGTTAGATTGTCTAAGTAGTTCATCATTTCAGCTCTATCCAGTTTTGTTTTGTCTCTGGCCAAGTAACACTTTGAATTAACAGATCTCTTTGGCTCAGTGAATCTCTTAAACAAGTCGTGGTCAGAGCCAGCAGTCTTCATGTCCGAGAATGTTTTGTAGAGGTAAAAATTAAAGTCTGAACCTGAGGCCGCAGTGCGAGAGAAGCTAGGTACGCTGGTAGGTGTTACAAATTTAGCTGTTTTCAAAAAAGGAACATAAGACCTTCTATAATTGTACAAGTTAACTAAGCCTGAAATGCCTCTTTTAAGTATTATTTTATTGCTTTTGGATTCATCAATCTCTGCTGCAACTTTCCTGCTAGTTTCTGCTAGGTCAAGAACTTCATCAGCTGTTTCCATGTATGTTGTCCAGGCATCTATCACATCAGAAGCTTCAGAATTGAGAGATGAAACACCTATGGGCCCACATGCCAGTGCCACAACAGAACATATTTTTGGATCTCCTGCCTTTAAGCTACTGTTTGTTCTAGATGTTCCCCATAGATTCCACTGCTCCTTCACCAGCATGACTGACATTGCTGCAACACAATCTGCTACCAAGCAAGATGATCCTTCCATCATTGATGTTGCTCCTGATGAAGCTGCAGAAATCAAATCCATAACTAGATCCACTGCTGAGCCAGCATCAATCTCTGACACTGCTTTCTTTATAGTTGGTGTTGCCAGCCTCTTATTATAATAGAATATACTATTGAACTCTGCAACATGTGATGAAATGCAACTTTTCACAGGATTTCTTATGATATTTGCTAACCCCATAATTGAATTAATAGAAGACTCAATGAGAACATTACTTGTCAGAGGTTTCATTACACGGAAGCAATCATCTGAGGTGATCAGACATTTAATATTAGTGGCATATTTAGCCTTTTCAATTATCCTCATTGCAGCAGTGTTACAAATTGTGTGATAAACAGATGAAGTTTCATGTAATATTCCTTGACACATTCCATATTCGAATTCCATTTCCACTTTGTCTCCTATCGTGGCTAACAATTTACCTAAAGTTGTGTTAGAAGGCATCTTTCTACCTGTAGACCTGAATTTCAACACATCTTCTGGTATTTTTGCTCTTTTCTTT